GAAAGGGCCACGGAATAGTCTGGAGAAAACGGTGGGGTTCCGCCAGACCATATTTGTGCTAGAAGCAATTCGGGCGGGGAGAAATCCTCGCCCTTTTATTTTTTATAAATATGTGATAATTAGTCAGGGAAATAAGTATGCTTCTACCTTTTAAATATCATTTACAAGAAAAGAAAGACCCAGAGTCTAACACTCTTCATAGTTTTGATATTGATGACACACTTTTTCATCATGATCCACAAGGTTTAAGAATACATGTAACTGATCAACATGGTAATCGAGTTAGAACTCTTACCAATCAAGAATATAATTCCCATAAATTATCAGATGGTCACAAGTACGATTTCAGAGAGTTCAGAAGTTCAGATGCTTTTGGAAATCATGCTCGACCAATTAAAAAAATGATTGCTAAATTAAAAGCAATACATAAAAATAATAAAAACGTAGAGATATTAACTGCTCGTTCGGATATGGATGATCAAGAAAAGTTTGCTCATCACATGGCAAAATATGGAATTAATATTGGTGATATTCATGTTAGAAGAGCAGGAAATATGGAAGGCGTTCCAGCACCAAAAGCAAAAGCTGCTATTGTGCATGACTTAATAAATACCAATGGTTATAAAAAAGTCCATCTTTATGATGATTCGCTTGACAATTTGGAGCATTTTATTAAACTAAAGAAACATCATCCCGATGTGGAGTTTCATGCTCATCACGTTCAACACGATCCAGAAACTGGTCATGTTTCAGTTGCAACAAGGAAAGTATAATGTTAAATTTTTCTGAATTTGTTCCGGAAGAATATCTTCTAGAAATGGCAGCTTTATCGTCAGCTCTTAGTAGCGATGATAAAGGTAAAATGCACGAATTGCTTTTAGCAAAACATTTGAATCCTAAGAAAAATAAACTTCCTGAACACTGGAGATCTCAGTCAGACAATCCAGATCACTCTGGTACTCCTGAACAAGTTCATGATAAATTGAGAAATAAGATTGGCGAAGCAGCCTATAAAGAGATTGATTCTCACGCTAGACAAACTGCTCAAACACTTGTTGATCATTTATATAAAGGCGGACATATTCCAAAAGATCATGCGATTAGCAAAGTTCATTGGACTTCTAATAGAGATACAGCTAAAAAAGCTGGAGATCATGAAAAAACTACTAAAATTAAAGACGTCAATTCAAATGCTGATTTGATTTTAACTGCTCATCATAAAAGCGGCAAGGGTGATCCTAAATTTATTGGGGTATCAGCAAAATATGGTGGACAAGCTGAACCAAATTACAGAAATGATGGATTAGATGCTCTTGAACAAAAAAGCAAATTGGCAAAAGGGACTCTTACTAGAATCCAAAGAGTTCATGATGATGATATGGAAGCAAGCTTGGGATACTCTGGTTCAAGAAAACAAAGGCATTCTGATTATAAAATTGGAAGAGAATTAATCAAATCAGAAAAAGATGCGCAAAAAGAAAAATTTGAAATGAAATATGGACCAAAAGCTAAAGGATTTGAGTACAAACCAAAACATAAAGAAGCAAAAAGAGCTTTGGCTGCAGAAGAATCTTCATTAGCATCCAGAACTAAAATGGCAAGATCTTTTGAAAAAGGTCTTTCTAATTTTAGCGACGAAGATTTAAGAGGATTTGTTAGGCATCAAGTAGCAGCGCCAACAGTTCATCATCATGTTGTTGCTTTCAGTCATGTTCAAGATGATGGTTCTGCAGTTTCTCATGTTAAAAATTCGGATGAAATTGCTGATACGCATCTCAATAATTATACTAACTTGAAAATCAGAAAAGGTAATGGAATTAGTTCTGATATTGTTGGAACTTATAATAACCCAACACATAAAGATCATGGAAAACAGGTTGTGATTGCAAGACAAAACTTTAAAGCATCTTCAGGTCCGCATCAAGGAACTGCTGGTTCTTTCAAATTAGAAGGAACTAAAAGACCTTCTGCGCCAGCAGCTGCTGCTCCTATTAATAAAACTCAATCTATATCTAAAAAAGTTATAGTGAAACCTACCGTAAAATCTAAAGCTGGCGTAAAATCTTCTGGCGAACATGGAGGAATGCTGTTCTGATGTTAACATTTTCCAATTTTCTTGTAGAACAGAAAGAAACAGAAGGTAAAGCTCTTAAACATCTTATTCATACAGATGATTTACCTATTCATGGTGGGCATGAGGGTGTTGCTATTGCTGACGAACATCTTCGCGGAATGCATGATATGATGACTGGTAAGAAATCAAAATTACATGCTTCTGTAAAATATGATGGAGCTCCTTCAATTGTTTTTGGAACTCATCCTAAAACAAAACAGTTCTTTGTAGCAACTAAATCAGCTTTTAATAAAACACCAAAAATCAATTTCTCGGATAAAGATATTGAAACAAATCATGGTCATGCGCCAGGATTAGTTGAAAAACTTAAACACGCTCTTCATTATCTACCAGGTATTATGCCAAAAAACGGTGGCGTTTATCAAGGCGATCTTATGCATATTACTGGAGATGCTACGTCTAAAAACGGTATGTCAAATGTAACACCAAATACAATTACATATTCTGCTCCTTCTGATTCTGTTGAGGGTAGAAATATGAAAAAACCAGTTGGTATTGTTGTTCATACACAATATACTGGTAAAGGTGGTTTAGAAAATATGAATGCTGGACCTCTAGATAATAAACAAAGAGCACAGTTTCGCGAACATCCAGACGTTAATAACATTGATCCAACTATCCACGTTAATCCAAGTAATTATACACCAGAAGAACAAAAACAGTTTCTTGCTCATATGGATGCTGCTAAAAAAGTTTATTCTTCAATGAAACCAGAAGCAATGGACGCATTAGCTGGACATGGTGTTGGATTAGAATCTCATATTAATAACATGATTAGAACTGATGGCAAACCTTCAACAGAAGGATATATGCAAGATCTAACTAATAAAACAAATAAAGAAGTTGATAAAGTTAAAACGCAATCTGATAAAGATAAAAAAATTCAACAGCATGCAGATGTTATGGGTCATATTACAAATAATAAAGAACATTTTGATAAAGCTATGAAACTTCATGATCATTTACAACAAGCAAAAAATGTATTAGTGGGTGTAATGGCTAAAAATAATCCATATCAACATTCAGTTGGTGGAGAACAAACAGGGCCAGAAGGAACAGTTGTTGTTGATAAAAACGGTAATGCTTCTAAAATGAACAATCGTCATGAATTTAATAAACTAAATTTTCTTAAGGGTCAATTCAATAAACAGGCAGAAACAAATGCGTAAATTTAGTAAGTTTACAGTTGAAGATGTAGAACCAACTCATGTTACTACTTTTGGTAGATTAAATCCAGTTCACTCTGGGCATGAATCAATGGTAAATCAAGTTACTAATTTAGCAAATAAACTTGGCGCTTCTCATTCTGTAGTAGTTACTCATACGCATGATCCAGTTAAAAACCCATTGAACGTTAATCAAAAAGTAAAACATGTTAAACGAGCTTTTCCTGGAGTAAACGTTCAATCGACATCTCCAGAACATCCAAATATTCTTCATCATGCTGCTGCTTTATCTGATCAAGGAGTAAAACATTTACATTTAGTTGTTGGTTCTGATAGAGTTGATCAGTTTAAAAATTTATTGAATAGTTATAACGGTAAATCTGGTCCACATGGTTCTTATAATTTTAAATCTATAACAGTTCATTCTGCTGGCACTAGAGATCCAGATGCTGAAGGTTTATCAGGCGCTTCTGCTACTAAAATGAGAGAAGCAGCTAAATCTGGTAATAGAGAAGCATTTCATTCAATGGCTCCAAGTAATATGTCTCCAGAACATAAAGATGCAATGATGAAAGATGTTGCTTCTGGTATGAAAAAATCAATCAAAGAAGAAACAACATCATCTGGTGATGGGGTTCGTGGATTCGGAGATGTTTCTGGCAACCCAGCCGTTCAAGATAATCCTTTACAACAATATCTTGATACTAATGCCTTGGCAAAAGATAAACTAAATGGCGCTCTGATAAAAATGTTAAAAAATAGTCAATCTAATTTAATCGGCTTTAAAGAATTTAATCCGCATAAAGTATCTAGAGATAAAACTCTTCTTTATTACGAAGAGGATCCTAATGGTGATCCACTGTTGAGAGATAAAATAAGAAATAAGGGTAAAAATAACAACGTAACCAAAGGTTAAACATAATGGCTACATATAATTCTGCGAATACTACATATCAGAGCGGTAACAAAACTCTTTTTGAAGTACAAATGTTAGCCACTCCTAATGGACAGGTTGTAAGTAATACGAATCCTTTACCAGTTACCCTCGGTAGCTCTAACGTTAATATTACAGCAAACGGTTCAATTAACGTAAACGTTCCAAATACTATCGTTGTTAATTCTTCTCCACAAGAACCAGTTCACGTTCATATTACTGAAATTGGTAATTCTGGCCTTCTTCAAGATCTTAATATTAGTTATATGCCAATTCTTGGTAATGTTAATATTAGACACAGTAATAGTGCAAATATAACAGCTTCTGTTCCATTGCCAGTTACTG